GGGACATCTGAGTCGGAAGCAGGGCCCCCTTGGCGTCGTACCAGTTGCAGGACGTACCGACCTGGGCGACCCTCCCCAACACGTCGTAGGAGAACTCCAGGGTCTGACCTCCGCTCACCGGGACGTAGTGAGACAGGTTCGACCCCATCACGAGGTAGGCAATCCCCGAGATGGTGTGCTCAACTCGGAGGGCCTTGGACCCCGCGGTGGGGTACGCCGAGACGTACTGGTACGAGGCCGACAGCCCGGGGGTCCCCTCCCAGCCGTAGGCCATCCCGCCGTCGGCGAGCGTGTCTCCGTCGAAGTAGTCCCCGACCGTGGAGCCCTCCTCGACCAGCACGGCGTCGATCCACCCCGCGTCGGTGGCGGGGTCGGCGGCGGCGTTGCTGGAGATCACCGCGACGACACGCAGAAAGACAGCACCGTCGGGCGCCGTACCGGTGTGGGACACCCGAGACCAGGAGCCGTCGCCCTTCTTCCCCGATGACACGGGGCCCTGGACAGAGTTGCCGATGATGGTGCCCGTGGGGCCCAGCCAGTGGAAGAGCAGCGAGAAGCTCGCGGTCCTGGACGACGGGGTCTGGTAGGCCATGTAGGCCGAAGCGACGTACTTCTTCCCCGGGGTCACCGGGATGTTCTTGCCGCCCGCGTCGTAGACCGACAGCACGGTGCTGGGCGCGGGCGATCCGGCCACCGGGACGGACTTGAAGCTCTTGGTTCCCTGGAAGGACTTCGAGGCGTCGACGGAGACCGTGGTGACGGCGCTGTTGTTGTTCTTCCAGGTGAGCAGCCCGGGGCTGGCAGCCTCGGTCGAGGGGTTGACTGCCAGGTTCCTGCGGACAGGCCTGGGAGCCCCATTCTCGAACCAGGTCCCCGGTGTCTCCGTGGCGAAGGCCTCGATGGTGACGTTGCCGACCACGTCAGTGGCCGCGGTGTCAGTGCGGACCGTCCAGGCCACGGCGTTGGCCTGGATCTGGGTGGCGTCGCCAGGGATCACCACGGTGTGCACCACGCGCTGCTTGCCTGCCGCCACGGTCACCGGGTTCATCGCCAGGTAGCGGTAGGCGTTGGTGGCGGTGTCCATCACCCGGACCTGGCATTCGAGGGTCTGCACGGCGGAGGCGGTGTAGTCGTACCCGACGGTCACCACCTGGTTGGCCTGGATGTTGGCGTTCACCAGGGGGCTGGCGAGGTAGCTCTTGGAGGTGGTGTTGGTGGGGGTGAACCTGGCCTCCCTTCCAGACCAGTCGACCGCGAGGTAGTTGGACCCCCACCCGCTGCTGTTCACGGCGAAGGTAGCCTGGTCGGACGAGAGCAGGTTGGTGCGGGGGAAGGTCAGCGGCGACACACTGGTGTCGGCCAACGTGAGCGTGCCTCGGTTCGTCGAGATCCCGGACCCGGCCAGGGTGGTGAGGTTGAAAGAGCCCCCGGACCACTTGGTCTCGGAGTCGTAGAGGGTGGTTGCGAAGGGGTCACTGGGGGCGGTAGGGTACCCCAGGTTGGACCGCAGCAGCACGGTGCGGTCGACACCCTGGGCGGCCAGCCACGAGACCTGGACCCGGTCATAGACGGGGTCCCCGGAGTCGTTGGTGAAGCTCGAAACGTGGCTGAAGACAGGGTCGACCTCGATGCCCGCGGACATCGGTTCGACGGACTTCTCAGTCCAGAGGTCCAGGCCGTACTTGCCGGACCCGTAGACTGCCCGTGCGTAGCGTCCCATCAGTCGTTACTCTCCTGCCACGTAGTTCCGTCGAAGTAGCGGACCTCGGCGCTTTTCCATCCGCTGCCGTTCCAGACGCGCACGTCCTTCGCGGTCCGCCAGCCGCCCTGAGGGTGGTAGACCTTCAGCTTCCCCCCGCTCTGGTAGCTCAGGATGAAGTTGAGCGAGCGGTTGCTGTAGACATCGGTGACCTTGAAGTCCATCGGGCCGCTGCCGCACCCGAAGAGGTCATGAGCCAGCGTAGTCACTCCGTCGGCGCCCGAGGTGTTGTAGTCCCACTGGGTCGCGTAGCTGCTGGTGCTGGAGTCACGCCAGAATCCGACGATGATCTTCTGGCCCTTCTCGACCTTGACGTCCTTCAGGTCGAAGTGGACCCACGGCTGCTGCCCTCCGGGGTAGATGGGCAGCACGGTGTAGGACCCGGTGGTCAGGACCTTCTTGGTGTCGTAGTCCCAGACGGCAGGGCGCATGTGCCCCTTGTGGTACTGGTAGCCGTAGACGGGGTCGTTGTAGTCCAGGCCTGCCACCTTCAGCGAGACCCCGGTGAGGCGTCCGTTCTCGGGCATGGTCACCACGGTGCCGGTCTGGCAGTCCCGTTCGTTCTTGGCTCTCCAGTACCAGTGGTTGCCCGCGGTCTCGAAGCTGAGCTGCTTGTCTCCCACGTCAGCTCACGATCCAGATGTCGCCTGCGTTCGGGGTGCCGCCCGGCTGGGACGACCCCACCGTGATGCGGTGCCCACCGATCAGCCTGGAGTCGTCCGCGATGCCGTGCAGGGGCAGCTTGTTGGCCAGGGCGTCGACCAGGCCGTCGACCTTGCTCTGAGGGAGGGTGCCGGTGTGGTAGGAGCTGTTCAGCGGGTGGGCAAAGTCGGTGATCTGCGACTTCGGGTGGGAGTGGACGCCCTGAGCGGCGCCGATCATTGCCGGGGTGATCGGGTCGGTGCCGCTTGCGCGGTGGGTGCTCGCGTGGGCCTTGGGGGTCCGGGTGTCGGCCATGCGGGGGTCATCACCGCGGACCAGTTCTCCAGGCGCCGCAGCGACTCCGGCCTTCGTGGGGACGTTCATGACCGCCGCGGTGCCCAGGCCGGAGACCTTGCTGTAGGGCAGGGTGCCGGTGTGGGCGTCGCTGTCGAGCGCGTGGGCGAAGTCGGTGATCTCGCTTCGCAGGTGGGTGTGCTTCAGCGGCGCCTTGCCGTCGAGGGCTGCCTGCAGGCCGGTGATGGACGAGATGGGGAGCTTCCCGCCGCCCTTGGCGTCCGCGTGGTTGTGCTGGGACTGGGTGAAGTCGGTGATCACCGGGGGCTTGGACATCCGCAGGGTGCCGAGCACCGTCACGTCGTTGGCGAACGTCACGTTGCCGGTGAAGGTCACTCCGGACGCTCCGACGGTCCCCTGGAGAACCGGACCCACCAGGGTCTTGTTGGTCAGCACCTGCACGGTGGCGGTGCCCACGACGGCGCTGGTGGGGCCGATCCCGTGGACCCCGGTGCTGGAGGCCACATGGCGCTCGTTCGCCTGGATCCGATTGGTGTAGTCGGTGAGCCGGTCCACCAGGTTGCCGTAGGACTTGCCGTCAGGCGCCGAGCGCAGGGACCAAATGCCGGAGGTGGTGGAGTCACCCGGCCCCAGGGTGCTCTCGATGGCCATGATCTCGTCCTGGACCGAGTTCATGTGCTGGCCGTAGATCACAGAGCCGTCGGGACGGTTGGGGAAGTCAGGGATCCCAGCGATGGAGAGGGGGTACTTGGGCATGGATCAGTCCTTCGGTCAGGCGGCGACGATGCCCGGGTCAGCCGGGTCGACGGTCACGGTCAGGTTGTTGGGGAGCAGGCGCATGATCTCGTCCGAGGCGCCCGTGACGGAGCTGCTGGTGCTCGCGGCGGTGACGCTGTCGTAGAGGTCCACGCTGGCGTACTTCAGCTCGGGGACGTTGTTGACCAAGAAGGCCAGGACGTCCTGGGGCCGCAGGGTGAGGTTGAACGGCTGCTGGCTGTAGCTGAAGAGCCAGGACATGGCGGTCTTCACGTTGGCGATGGCCGTGGTCTGCCGGAACTGCGGCTCGATCCCGATCTTCACCCCGACCTTGATGTCCTTGTACCGAGGCGGCAGGACGCTCACGATGGTGCCCACGACGCCCTTGGACTGGACGCTCCTGGCCACGTCGGCCCTGGTGGCGGCGAAGCTCTCCAGCTCACCGGTGCTCAGGACGCCAGTCAGGGGCTGAGCGGCTCGGTTGGCGGTGGTCAACGGGAAGGTCACCGTGTTCCCTGGACCGGCGGTGGCGGTGTAGGTACCGTCCCAGGGGGTCCCCATGCCGGAGATCGTGACGGCCTTCGACTCGAACTGAGGGGACTCCGACAGCACCAGGGTCGCCTTGTTGCTGGTCACCGAGGCGCTGACCACGTTGTAGGCGTCGAACCCCGGCTGCGGGTCGGTCTTCAGCTCGCCGCTGCTCACCGGCGCGACGTAGACCGTCATGCTGGCGTAGCTGTTGCCTCGGGCCTTGGCCTTGGCGATGCGGTTGTCAGCCAGCGCGAGGTCCTCGAAGTCCTGCTTGGTCACCGCAGAGTTGCGGGTGCGGAATGCGGTGTAGGCGGCCTGGCGGATGTGCTCGTTGTCCTCCTCCTCAGCACCTCCGGTGGCCTGCACCTGGTTGGTGATGGACCCGACGAAGGAGAAGCCGACGGGGGTGAAGGGCATGCCGTGGGCGATGTTGCCGACCACGCCACCCCCGAGACGGTAGGTGGCGTAGATGTTCTGGTAGAGCGCCGGGATGGACCCCGAGACGCCGTCGCCGAACATGACGGTGGTCACGCCCTCGTCGTTGGTGCGGTAGGTGAAGGCGTTGTCCGTGCCCGTGGCCTCGTAGAGGTTCTGGACGTAGGTGTAGGGCACCGCGTTGTCCGGGGTGGGTCCGACCGAGATCGACAGCGAGCGGTTGATCAGCGGGGTGTCTCGGACCAGGAAGGACTGCCCGGGGGCGCCGGTGCTCTGGCCCAGGACCACGTTGGCCATGGTCCGCCCCTCCGCGGCCCGGATGATCACGGACTGGTTGTTCGGAGGCACGGCCCACGAACCGTCGGGGGTGCTCGGGTTGTACCCGACCTCGAAGATCAGCGGCGTGTTGGCGTCACCTGTGCGGATGGTGGTGGCGAGCTGGGCGCCCGCGGGCACCGACTGCTCCTGGGTGCTCGCGTTGGTGAAGGTCAGCGGCACGGTGGCTGCCACCCGGCCCGAGGGGGAGTACCCCAGCAGGCTCGCAATGTTCAGCAGCGACTGGCGCAGGCTTGCGGTCCCCAGGAAGGTCTCCGCCATCCCTCGGTCCACGTAGTAGTTGAGCTGGTCTCCGACGTAGGCCAGCGCTTCGACGAACGCGACGCCGAAGTCTGCGGGGTCGTTGGCCTGCCACTCCGGGATCCGGCTCTGCACGAGCTTGATCAGATCCTCTCGGATCGACAGGTAGTCCCGGGACGTGTAGTCTACCGGGACCAGATTGGCCGGAGCGGTGGTCACAGAGTCTCCTCATAGGTCGAGTAGGGGTCGTTGGTCACGATCCCGTCGGTGAACGTCACCGAAGTTGCGTCGGTAGATCCGTCAGGTCCATTGAACTCCACGGTGATGGTCCCCGTCTGGCTATCCTCGGTCGGCGGCACCACCCGGATCCTCTGGAGGTGAAGTCCGGGGAGGTGGTCCTTGAAGGCCTGCTTGACCCGGCGGTTCACCTCGGTGTCCCCGACGTGCTGCATCTCCATGATCAGGCCAGACGTGTCGGTCCCGAACCCGGGCCGCATCGGTCGGTCACCCACCTGGGTGCTCAGCACCGCCCGCACCCGGTCCACGTTCACCTTGCGGGGATCCCGCGTCGTGGCGATGGACCCCCGGGCGTTGATCCGGAAGGGGTAGGAGATGGTGGTCACGAGATCCTCGATTCAGTAGACGGGGCGATCCAGGAGAAGTCGGTGAGGACTCGTCCGGGGGCTCCCTTGACGGGCGAGTTGGTGCGCAGCACAGGCTCCGGGTAGGGCCAGGACGGCAGGGCGCCGGGGCGGTGCGGGTCGACCACAGCGTGCCCCGGAGAGGCCGCGGCGCGCGGGGGCTCACCGGACTTCAGGAGGGACCCTCCAAGCCCGTCAGTGGCAAGCTCAGCGCGCGTGGTGTACTTCCCGCGCTCGATGTGGTGCTCCACGGCGCGGACCACCCAGTGCCCCGCCAGGTCGGTCGGGACCGGAGTGGGCCAGACCACCCTCTCCGGGGCCACCAGCGGGTTTCCCGGGGCGGTGACCGAGGCCACGGTGGTGAAGCGGTTGGCCTCCAGGGCTGCCGCCACCGCGGTGGAGGCGTCCATCTGGGTGTGGACGACGTCACCAGTGAGCAGGTGGTCGAACATGGGGTCCCTGCCCTCGCGCATGAGGTCAGGCGCGCCGCGGTCGGCCACGATGGCGCCGCGGTAGGGGTCGACACCGCTGACAGAGCGCACCGACGAGGTGGCACCCAGCTCGGGGTTGAACGCCCCGACCTTGGGGGAGAAGCTCTGGACAGGGACCTCCGGTGCCATGGGCCGGAAGTGAGAGAGCAAGCTGTCCCTGGACCGGAACATCAGGGTCGCCCCCTCCATGCGGAGGACGTACCCGGTCTCCTCGGCCAGCTCGTTCATCAGCTGCCAGTAGGACCTCCCGGACTGGGCGACCTGGGGGTAGACCAGGGGGTGGTCCTCGACGTCGCAGGACAGACCGAAGCGGAAGGCGATGTCGCGCACCACGTCACTGGCCCGCACACCGATCCACGACAGGGACCCAGGCTGCATCAGCGGGTAGCTGGCGCCCACCAGGGTGATGTTGGCGTGCTTGTTCCCCGGCTGGTAGACAGGGTCGACGCGGTGCACAAAGCCGTGGAAGGCGCCGTTCCCGTACCGGCTGGACCAGCGGACGACCGCCGGGGCGCCGTGGAACAGCGCCTCCAGTCCGTCGACGGGGGTCACCTTCAGCCGGAAGATGTCGTGGCTCCCCGGCGCCTGGATCAGGGTGCCCACAGACGGACGGCTGCCCAGGCCAGAGACCGTGGGCAGCTCCATCGTGAGGGTGGACTTGACATCAGCCACGGGGGATCCTCAGGATGGTGCCGGGCGCGATGGAGGCAGGGTTGGGGACCTCGGGGTTGACGTCCATGATCTGCCACCACTTGTCGGGGCTGCCCAGGTACTGGTCGGCCACACGGTCGATACGGTCCCCGGCCCTCCAGGCGTAGTTGACGGTCCGCACGGACCCGCTGGTCCGGGGGCGGCGGATCAGGGTGCGCAGCTGGGTCCCGCCCGGCTGCACCAGCATGACGTCCTTGGTGTTCGACGGGTCGGCGTAGCGACTCGATGCGTAGAGCACTGGATCTCCTCTCAGCCCGGCAGGGCGACGGGGCCAGCGCCGGGGGTGATGTTGCGCTTGGCGGGGTTGGCCTGGGTGGCCGCCTTCTTCTGGGCCGCGGCAGCCTTGGCGTCGTTCTTGGCCTTCTCCTCCGCAGCCTTGGCCTTGGCCTTGGCGGCCTTCTCCTCGTCGGTCATCTCCTCGCCGCCGTCAGCGGACTCGTCGGGAGGGGACCCCATGGTGACCTGCCGGGCCAGGGAGATGCTGACGGTGGTGAACGTGGGGATGAAGTCGGGGGTGAACATGATGTGGTTGACGGTCATCGACGTGATCGTGCCTCGCCATGCGAGAGGACCCAGGTGGACGTCCACCGGCCTGGCGGTGACCACGCCGAAGTCAGCGGTCTTGTAGCTCAGCATCTGGTCCTGGAACGGCTTGCCGTTGATGGTCCGGTAGAGGTATTCCACGTCCCACTGGGTGCCCAGCTTGCGGAGCATCTCCCAGTGGTTCTCCCCTTCAGGGCTCTTCCCCAGGGGGGCGATGTAGTCCTTCTGCGAGCCGTTCATGTCGTAGATCCGGTTGAAGTACAGGTCGAAGGAGACCGTCGAGGTGCCGAAGGAGCCCAGCAGCCTGCTGGTGTCCTGGTTCTCCATGCTGATGGTCTCACCAACGATGGCGTCGGAGTTGGGGTTGGTGGCCATCCGGATGTCGGTGGGGTTGTAGTGGAAGGTCACCCCGTAAGGCTGGGACGCGTCATCGCCCGCCCAAGACTCGGCGGTCCGGATCCACCCCAGCTCCACCTCGGTCGCCTCGCGGGCCTTCTTGGCGTTGTCGGGGGTCATGACGCCGAAGAGGTCCCCGCCGGTGACCTTCGCCTCCTCGAACCCGGAGGTACGCGGGGAGGACGAGAGGTCTTCTCGGCGAGAGGCGGTGTAGTTCTGGTAGGACAGCCGCGGCGGCCTGGTGAGCGGATGGGACCGAGGATTCCAGGCCACCGTCTTGCCGGTCGGCTTCAGGGGGGTGGGTACGACTGGTAGGGTCACGTCAGCTCTTTCCGATCAGGGACATCTCGGCCTCGTCGTTCAGGATACGCTGAACCTCCCGCGCCAGCTGGCGAGAGTCGTAGGCGAGAGTGCCGGATGCCACCAGGTTGATCTGGATGGGCTGACCGTTGGTGTTGCCGGAGCGCTGGCCGACGCCGCTCTTCGATCCCGGGCCCTGCCCGGAGACGACCTCGGCCATCGCGCGCCGCACCTCGGTGGCCATGCCCGCGGGGACGATCATCTCGCCCTGGTGGATGTCGGCCACCTGGTCCTCGGAGATGTTGTAGGCGCCCTTCGAGTACCCGTGCCCGTGGCCGATCACCTTCAGCATACTCTTGCCGTAGCGCTTCTTGGCGTAGTGGATCGCGGCCAGAGCGTTGTCGTACCCGTCGTGGATGTCGTCGTGTCCCGGGAACTTGTGCGCGGCGAAGGTCGGCGGGATCACCTGGAGCAGGCCCTGCGCCTCGTTGCCGCCCGAGTTGACGTCGTGGATCTGCTGGGTGATCTTCTCGTTGCCGCCGGACTCCGACTTGACCTGACGGAGCCAGGCCTCGACGTAGGGAGCCGTGGCGGGCAGGCCGTTGGCTCGCAGCGCCTTGATGATGGTGGAGCGCCAGCGGGTCACGCCCTTGCCGCTCACCGGAGGAGCGTCGCCCGCCTGCTTGCCCTCGGCTCCGGCCTCGGCCTCGCCGGTGCTGGCCTTCTCGCCTGCGTCGCTCTGGCTCTTCCGGTTGCCCTCGGCCTTGTTGCCGAGACGCCCCAGGGTCGTGGAGGCAGCCTTGGCCGAGATCGAGTACTCCGGGGCGGTGATGGAGCCGTTCTGGTCGGCGAAGGCCGTGGTGCCGCCCTCGGCGGGGCCGCCTGCAGCCGCGGAGGTCTTCTCCGACTCGCCGCCCGAGGTCGACCCGTCGGCGCCCAGGGGGTCCACCGACTCGCCGGTGTCCCCGCCGGTGGCCGCGCCGCCGTAGGACGCGCTGCCGCCGACCTCAGCCTGGACCTTGCCGTTGTAGTAGGGCGGGGTCCAGCCCAGGTACCGGGCGTTGGCCATCATCTTGGTGGAGATCTGGCTGACCGTACCGGTGCCCACGACGCCCGGGTGGTACTTCGAGCCGTCCCAGTCGGTGGAGCGGACCTTGCCGCCTCCGAGGGACAGCGCGATGTGGCCGTACTGCCCGGAGCCCTTCCAGTAGACCAGGGCGCCCGCCGGGGGCGTGCCGCCGGAGTGTCGGAGCTTGGCGGGCGTGCTGTTCCAGTGGACCCAGGCGCTGGCGAAGCCGGAGGCGCTGTGGCCCCAGCAGTTGCCGACGAAGTTGTCACACATACCCTGGCGCCAGCTCTTGGTGCTCAGCGCAAAGCTGACGGCACGCTGGACCGCGGCGTTGGATCCCGGGGACCCCTTGGCGCCGGACTTGCCGCTCGACGAGGAGGACTTCGACCCCGAGGCGAGCTTCTTGCTGGAGGTGTCGGCGGTGGGGTCGGCAACAGGAGCGGCGTGGCTGACTCCGCCCACGGCGCCCTCGCCGCCGAACTTCGCGGAGGCCTGGGGCATCAGGCGCGCGATGTCCGCGTTGCTGAGGCCCTGGTTCTTGGCGCGCTCGACCAGGCGCTGGTACTCCTGGGGGCCGGAAGGCGAGGAGACGAGAGTCGAGTCCACCTGGCTGAACTGCTTGTTGATGTCGGTGTACTGGGTCTCGATGTCCGACATGCCAGGGATGTGGTGGAACTGCTTGCCGATCCAGGACACGCCGCGGTTCAGACCCATCGCGCTGTGGTGCTCGG